CCCAGAATTGACACCAATCATGATTGCTCTCAGAAACGAGCGTAACAATACCCTGTTTGTGGTGGGTGACACTCCCATGCGTCTAGGACCAGATGGCACTAGCTTGGTGGCATTTGCCACAGACAACAACGGTCTTGGACAACCCAACGGTGACGGTAATTCAGCCACCAGCAACTACTGCGGTGTGTTCTACCCAAGTTGCCAGACCTCCGACCTTGGGGGCAACACAGTAGTGCAACCACCAAGCCACATGATGGTACGCACAATCCTGCGTTCAGATGCAGCCAGTTATCCATGGTTTGCGCCAGCCGGCACACGCCGCGGTGTGGTTGACAATGCCAGTTCAATTGGTTACATCAATGCACTAACAGGTGAGTTTGAGCAAATTGGTGTGAGCCAAAGTGTACGTGACATCTTGTATGAGCGCAACATCAATCCAATCACGTTTATCCCAGGAATTGGTATCACCAACTTTGGTAACAAAACATCCAGCACAGTGACCACTGCCTTGGACCGCATCAACGTGGCACGATTGGTGGCATTCTTGCGTGGACGACTGGAAGAAATTGGCAAACTGTACTTGTTTGAACCCAATGACACAATCACACGCAATCAAATCACCAATACTGTGAACAGCCTGATGATAGACCTAGTGGCCAAGCGTGCCTTGTATGATTACCTGGTGGTTTGCGATTTAAGCAACAACACTCCTGCACGTATTGATGCCAATGAATTGTGGGTTGACATTGCTATAGAACCTGTCAAAGCAGTGGAATTTATCTATATTCCGTTGCGTATCAAGAACACAGGCGAAATTGCAGCTGGGGGTTAATAGAAATAGGGGGCTGATTTTTCAGCCCTCGTTCTAGGTAAATAAACACAACAGGAGATAACAAATGGCAAGTGCATCACTAAACAAAATGACAGTACCCTTAGCAAGCGATCAGTCCGCGAGCGCACAGGGCCTGTTGATGCCCAAACTCAAATATAGATTCAGAGTATTGTTTCAAAATTTTGGCGTAAGCAATGAAACCACTGAACTGACCAAACAAGTGGTCAGTGTAGCAAGACCCAATCTAACATTTGAAGAAATCGCATTACCAATTTACAACTCAACCCTGAAGTTGGCCGGACGTCATACATGGGCTGACATTGCATGTTCAGTACGCGATGATGCATCAGGCAGTGTAATGACCTTGGTTGGCGAGCAGTTTCAAAAGCAATTGGATTTCTTAGAACAAGCGTCGGCTGCTGCAGGTATTGACTACAAGTTTGTGACCAATATTCAAATTCTTGACGGTGGAAACGGAGCAACTGAACCCACGGTGCTGGAAAACTGGGAACTGTATGGCTGTTACCTCAAAGGCGCAGACTACGGTGAACTCAACTATGGAACCAATGAAGGTGTCACAATTGCCATGACCATTGCCTATGACAATGCTGCACAAACAGCCACATCAGTCAATGACGGTGGTATTGGTACTATTGCTTCGGGACTGGGTCGCACCATTGGTGGGTCAGTGACAGGCGTTGGCTCCTCTGCCTAAGGGCTAGGCCATGCCAACATTTGGTCAACAATTCGCACAGGGGTTTACTGAAGTCAATGCCTTGCGTGATTACACTCACGCCAGCAAGGTATTTACACCCAACTCGTTTGAACTCAAGCCACGTTATAAGTTTTTATTTCACGTGGTGTTTACCATTAATGGACAAATTCCTGGATTGTCTTCATATCTGGGAGTACAAGGTGCAACACAGTTGAGCTATGTGGTCAAAACAATTGACTTGCCCAAGTATACCATTAACACAGAAACGATGAATCAATACAATCGCAAGCGTGTGGTACAGACCAAGATCAATTATGATCCTGTGAATGTTACTTTTCATGATGATGCAGGCGACAATGTGAGAAAAATGTGGTATGCCTACTACAACTACTATTACAAGGATGCTTCACAACAGTATCTGGCCGCTTCACCAACCAATGGTAGTCTTGGCGAAAGTGCCAACAAGGTCACAGGATTTGGATACAACACCAAAGACATCTACAACAATTCACGTGTGGGCGATGTTAACGACTGGGGTTACATCGGTGAGTCTTACAATGATGGAACTAGTGCTGGTTCTGGTAAACCTCCTTTTTTCCTTGACATACAAATTGTGGGATTTGATCAGCACAAGACAGCCACCTATGTGTTGATTAACCCGCTGATTACCAATTATGCCCATGATCAATATGCCTATGCCGAAGGCGCCGGCATCATGCAAAACAGCATGACCATTGCCTACGAAACTGTGAAATACTATGCAGGTGTGGTGGGTCGAGACAGACCAGATCCCAAGACAGGCTTTGCTGATCCCAGTCATTATGATCAAACTCTCAGTCCAATCAGTCGACCAGGCAGTCGTGCCACTTTCATGGGGCAAGGTGGATTGTTGGATGCAGCAGGAGGCATCATAGAAGACTTGTCCAGCGGTGGACCGTTAGGACTCATTGGTGCTGCACAAAAAGCAGGCACTGCCTACAACACATTCAAGAACAAAAATCTCAAGAGCATTGCAGTGGCCGAAACAGTGGCCTTGGGCACAAGTGTTATCAAAGGCACTGCAATTCCACAGGCCATGCGTCAGGTTCCTGGACGGAGCAGCGGCATGTATTATCCTGTGCCGGCCGATCTAGGCCCAAACCGCGCAGATAATATTGATGTGGGTGGCGGATTTAATCCTGCAGGACGTCGTTAATTATGCCAAGTATCAATTATACCAATTACAACATTGATCAAACTGTGCGAGTGTTTGATGCATTCTACGACTATGATGTGAATATTCCTGCAGGCGAGTATGACATTGTCAACAGCTATTTCCGATCAGTAATGACCACTCGACAAGCCGCAGACAACTTCACAGCCAGTCTGTTTAGAGTAGCAGAGGATACCAACATACCTGCATTAACTTTGTTGGAAACATTTCAGGCCAGTGGTGCTGAACTGGATCTCAATATCAACATGGCCTACTATCTCAACAGCATTAGAAGCCGCGCCACACTGTTGGGCGTGGGCATACCAGTCACTCCAAATTTTTACGCGGCTAGAAACGTCATACAATAATGGCACACTGGGCACAAGGCACATACACTGTGATCAACCGTGCCAAGTATGTGGGCAACGGTGAACCTCGTTATAGATCAGGTTGGGAATTGTCATTTATGCGATTCCTGGACTCAAACGATAGCGTACTACAATGGGCAAGTGAAAGCGTGGCGATTCCATACCGTCATCCGTTGACAGGCAAAATGACAAGATACATTCCGGATTTCTTAATGACATATCGCACTAGAAACAATCAAATGCGAGCCGAACTGATTGAAATCAAACCCAAAAAACAAAGCGTGATTGAGTCAAAAATGAGTAGTAAAGAACGTGCCATAGTTGCTATCAATTATGCTAAGTGGGCAGCTGCCCAGAAGTGGTGCAAACAACAAGGATTGACCTTTCGCGTTATTACTGAGGATCAGATGTTTCGGAATGGTCGACCATAAATAAAAGTGCCAGTCGCGATGTACCACCATCCACTGACTCTAACGCTTTGAAGGAGCATCAGCAATGTATTTACAAAACAAATACACTCGTTGGTATTATAATATTGTACAACGAGCACAATCGAGAATCTTGCCACAAGATATCTATACAGAAAAACATCACATCATCCCGCGTAGCCTTGGCGGCGATAACTCAAAAGAAAATCTTGTTCGTTTAACTGCACGAGAACATTTTGTATGTCACTTATTGCTTACAAAGATGACAGAAGGAAAGAGTAAGATGAGCATGTGTTACGCCGCCTGGCAAATGACACATATAAACGGCAGACCAAGATATAACGCTTGTTCTAGAACTTACGCATATCTAAGAAAAATATTATCAGAAGCATATACTGGAGTTCCAAAAACATCTATTTGGTGGACTGGTAAAAAGCATACTGAAGAAACGCTATTAAAACAATCAGAAGTCAAGCGCGGCCTAAAGAATCCAAACTTTGGCGTGATTCAAAAGCCAGAATGGAATCAAAAGAAAAGTGAAGCACAAATTGGAATATTGAAGCCAAAGTTCACTTGTTATAACTGCGGTAAAATAGTAGGTGGCAAATCGAACCTAGAACGTTGGCACAACCAAAACTGCTCACTAAATATGGTATGACCAGAAAATTAGAAGACCTGTTTGACTTGGCACCCACTGAAGACGATGTCAATGTCTCAGTTCCGGCAATAGCCGAAAATAAATCTCAACTTGCGGCTCTTGATGACGCCATTGATAAAATTGACAATGCTCTCCCGGCTGTACGTGGACTTGATGCCACTGATCAAGAAATGGATGAATTAGCAGGACTAGCAACTGGAACTTACAAGGATTTAATGGATCTTGGTTTTCAGGTCGATTCAAGATTTGCCAGCGAAATATTCTCAGTTGCATCGAACATGCTGGGACATGCTATCACAGCCAAGACCGCCAAACTGGACAAAAAACTCAAAATGATTGATCTGCAGATGAAGAAAATGCGTCTAGATCAACAGCAACAAGCCTTGGATTCCAAAGATCCTGAGGGCATAGCCGCCGCACAAACAGCACACGGAGTGGTTCTAAGCCGCAATGACCTGCTGGAACGTATTATTGGCAAAGGCCAAAACACGCAAAAAGAATAAATATACAACAGGATACTGAATATGAAACCATTTGCCAAATACCTAGCCGAAAGCGAACGTACATACAACTACCGCATCAAA